TGTAGCTCCGTGTGTATAGGCAACTACTGAGCCAGTCGCACAGTCAAGATAATGCCAAACGCTTTGATTAGATTGTGCAAGCGGTACAAAATAAATCCTGTTTTGTGTTGGTGAATAGACGCCACCAATATATGCATTTACAACTGCTGTAGCTCCGTGTGTATAGGCAACTACTGAGCCAACTTCAATATTTTTGTTTTTCCTATGTATGCGCCTTAAATATTCAAGTAATCCGGAATAATTAAAAACATTAAATCGCATAGAAGGCAATTCCGGCTGAGTTTCGTTTGTAATATCTCTCGTTACATTTCCGGTATCATCTACCATTACGTGTATTATATATGGGGCTGATTCTGCTATAGTAGTTTCAGATATTTTACCAACTATACCAGTAGTTAATGTAATTATTTTACCGCCAGTTGCAGATATTTTAAGTGAGTATATTTTCTTCCCATACAACCTTGTCGTATCCAAATAAAAATTAAAAGTTCTATTTGCCGTAAGCGTTCCTGTAAGCTCAATAATATTATATATACACTCGCTTCCGTTCATCGTAACGTCCGAACTCGACAAGTCGTATGACTTAACGCCTGATTTCATGCCTGATACGTTCGTTCCAGCTTCGCTCGTTCCGTTGTTAGAGGTCGTGCTTGTATTTATCGCAGATACCTGATCGGAAAGCCCGCGAATAGGCTTCCCCCAAACGCTTGATATATCATAACTTCCACTTGCCCAATTTTGAGTTATTGAAAGTATTCTAATGTCAAGTTCTTTATCATTGAAACGAACTGTGCACAAATCGCCGACGTTGTAATTTTCTTTGTACACATACGGCGACTTAATTAAAATAGCGCCCGAGAGTTCGTATGATTGATTGTATTGCGTAAGGATGTTTTGAGCCTCAGCTGACATTGCCGCCGTTGTCGATAACGATGACGCATTGTCGAATAGTTCGTATCTATCAATGCCTTCCGGTTCAACGGTATCGAATCCGGTGTGTATTTGTCTGTCTGCCCCTGTCCCGTCGCCACCAACGTAAACCAGATTACGGAAAGACGCGATATCTTCTTTCAGTGTTGCCGATTTCAATGAATCCATGTCGGGAGAGAACAAGCAATATGGATTTATCTGTTGGCCATATGAACGGTCAAGACCAACTTCGCAGTCAAGCACGAATGTTTTATTTGCATGATCGATATACACGAACCAACCTACAAGCGATTGAGTCGCAGCCGTTGCGCACTCGGAGTATACTTGGGTATATTTGCACGAAAGCGTATAGGATAGCCCTCGACCTTGATCGGTAGCAATAACAAGATTTGAGATAACCCGTTTAGGATCCACGCATGTTGCGCCACATTGGCTAGATATAAGTGTCTTTATAACAGTTTCACCGGGAGCCGTCAGTGTATAAGCGTCAACGTCGTTCATGTCCATAACGTAACGTTGCGAAAATATTGTTTTAAGGTCTTTCCCGGCTACTACAAGTTTCTGCCCTCCCTTTCCGTTTTCGTCGATATTATTTGTAACGCACGTAATCTTTCCCGAGTCCCGATCATCTTCGCCAAACTGCACATAATATTCTGCTTGTAGTAAATCAGAGTTGTTTATATTTTTGTTTATCGTGATTGACCATTGACCCGCTTCGTACCATGAGCGAGTAAACCCGGAAGATTCATAATCTTCCACTATACCGATAAAGTTTAGAGATTTATCGTAGACCTTTATTTGTATTTGTCCGAGTACTTCACTCATGATTTGCTATACTCCAATATATCGATTTCGATAAGTAACTGAACCATTAAATATTCCACCACCTGACTGAAAAGATAAAACATTTGTTCCGGGTAACAACGAGTAAAAAGTCGAGTTCGAGGAAAGGAATTGTATAATATTTTCCGAAATGTCCCCGCTGTATAAAAATGAAACTTGATACCCAACTACAAAGAACTTAGATAATTTTTTCGACCATGCACAATCAAAAGACCCATATTCTGTGGTTGTGTTTAGTATCCAATTTTTACCATCCTTTGAAGTTGCATATCGCTTATCCGCGGGGACACCAACTGCAAGACATATTTTTAATTCTTGAGACCAACAGATTGCAATCCCAGGCATAATACCCGTAGCCGCTGTCCATTGGTCTCCGTCTGAAGAATAATAAATTCCGTATTGATAACAACCAGCTATCCATAAACCTAAATAACTTACCCATATTAAACTTTTTATTGCTTGACCTATCGTAGGAATGTTTGTTCTGTCCCATGTTTTACCATCCGCTGAGGTGAATGAATAATTATATGAAGAACTAAAGGGTGTAACGCCTATTGCAACAAATTTAGATTGGACATCAGACCATTCAACAACATTAAATCTTTCTATATTCGAATTTATTGTAGCTTGTGTCCATGCCAACCCATCAACTGAATAAAATATTTGACCTATAGGATCGTAATGATTGGAACCAACCGCTACTAATAATGAAAGACTGTCAGACCATTTTACTGAATAAAAATAAAAATAATCCGGGGGTGTTTCCGGTATGGTTCTTTGCGTCCATGTCTGACCGTTATCAAGAGAATAATAATAATTATTTACGCCAACTCCCCACGCAATCATCATTGCCAATTTTTCTATATATATTATCCCTCCGTCTGCCACAACCGTTACACCATTATCATTCCATATTTTTCCGTCATCTGAATAATACGCGCGTGAATACGAACCAAGAAACCATTTTTCTAATTTCTCTATGTATGTTATAGAAAAACCACCATTTATTCCAATCAATGATTTAACCCACAAAGTAATGTTTGTAGAGAATATTATTGTTCCTATTGCACCAACAACAACTAATTTATGTAACGAAGGACTATATGCAATTCCGTTTAATTCTGTTGAAACGCCACTTGTAGCCGAACTCCATGCTGTTCCGTTTGTTGAATAAAGAATTACTCCGGATGAACCTACTGCGACCCATTTTAATAAATCGACATCATAAGTAATTCCTTTTAATTTTGTGGACACTCCACTGGTTGCAGAACTCCATGATGTCCCATTAGTAGAATAAAGAATTACTCCCGAATCACCTACAGCAATAAATTGATTTAACGTATTACTGTAACTAACGTTATTCAAATTCGTCGCGGCCCCACTTGTAGCGGCTGACCAAGATGTACCATTTGTCGATGTTAAAATAACTCCACTTTGCCCCACAGCAACCCATCTGGAATTTCCATAAACTGCTTTATTCAAAATAGCAGAACCAACTCCGATCGCATCATTCCAATTTTTACCGTCTGAAGAATATTTTATAATTGAATTTCCAACTGACACCCACTGAGACAAAACACTGCACCATGATACTCCAATTAAAAATGTTGAAGTTAATAAAATGGTACTCCAACTTATTCCATTGTAAGAATATCGAATATGATTATTACCTACTGCAACCCACATTGATAAAAATGCAGACCACGCAACTCCAGTCATATCATAAACCGAACTAGAGTCACCAGTGGCAAAGTTCCACTTTAGACCATCTATCGAGTATATAATAGAACCAGTGGCTCCTACCGCAATCCACGGTTTATATTCTTCACTATAACAAATATCATTTATATAACTATTAACTAATGACAACTCCCAATCATTCACATTTTTCAAAACAGCTTTTTTATTACCAAATTCAGTTGTTATTTCTATTTCTCCGGATATTGTTTTTTCTATCATTAACGTTTTATCTTGTATTGTTTCCGTCATTGACGGATTATAACCTATCCCGTTTATGTCTATTTTTACCGTACTTGCTACATCGCCTAAAATATTTATCTGCTTAGTATTTCCAGTTACAAAATTAACAACCGTATCCGTTGCGTCCTGCCAATACGGGTCAGCACAATGAAACGTTATTAAATATTGTTGCGATCCATTGTTTGAATTGTTATTCTTAAACACTATTCTAGGGATTCCGTAAATGACATACGTATCATTATCATTCTCGTATTTTATTTCACCACTACCCGTTTTTGGATTTAACGCCTCACACAATGTCTTTCGATAACCATAGAGTAAATTCATATATGTAGACGCTGTAGCTCCGTCCATACAGATTATACCAATAAGAGGAATATCTCTGGACTTCATTAACTGATCTATAGGTGTTTTACCGTCTTGATAAGGGGCTTGCTGTTCTTGAAAGTTTATTTCAGGCGTTCCCAGATTCTGCAAATCATTTATACTATATCGGCTACCTTCGCCAAATACAACCGACAAACCGTTTGGGTTAGTATATGTTATTTTTCTCATCCTGCTACTCCTGAAAATGCAAGCTCTCTATCATACTGTTTTAGTTCTGCTATAATTTCTTGTTCGTTTAATGCTTTTGGTGAATTGATAGTATAATTAAATAATTGCGAACTGTTCCCGCCGGAAAGTATATCAGCTGTTTTTCCTGCTGGAGTTACGCTTGTACCTCGTGGAAGGTTTACAAGTTCCGGACCTTGTTCTCCGACAACAGCATATCCACCCGGATGAAAATCTGTCCCATCTGCCCAAAACTTAATAGAGTCTATAAAATCACTAACGCTATCAACCACGTCCGAAGCTACATCAGCTACAGTAGTACCAACATTGCCCGCGGTATCTGATGCGGCTGAAATAATATCGCTTACCGTCCCTGCTACGGCTGAAACCGCGTCGCCTACCGTTTCAGCTATTGATGATCCTATATTGCTTGTTGTCTCTGCTACTGCTGTAACAACATCGCTTAGTGTGTCTCCCACGCTGGAGGCAATGTCTCCAATCGTATCTGTTACGGCTGAAACCGCTGTACTCGCTGCGTTTACACCAGAAGTAATGCCAGATACAATAGCTGATCCAAAATCATATGCTCCAGAAAAAACATTTTTTATGTTAGCCCATAGTCCTGTAAATACCCCTGACACAGAATCCCATATCGAAGTTGCATTTATCCCGTTTATCATTCCTTGCATTAAGTTCCCACCCATCTCGGCGAACTTTTTTGAAGGGGATGCAACTCCAAAGAAATCAGCTACGCTATCCCAAAATCCTGTAAATATTGACCTAGCGCCATCCCATATTTTTCCACCAAGATCTACTATTCCGTTTATAAAACCCTGTATAATGTTTTCTCCTATCTTATAAAAAACACTTGCTTTTTCATCTATCCCTAGAAAATTATTAACACTGTTTATAAAGTCTATAAATGGACTACCAGCCTTTGACCATAATGCATTTCCAATAACATTTATCCCATCTATAAAACCATTTATTAGTTTTTTCCCAATTTTACCTAATACGTTAGTTGCAACGTCTAGCCCGAAAAACTTCCATACAGAATTAAAAAAATCTATGAATACTGATTTTACAGAATCCCATAAATCTTCCCCTATATCCTTTATTCCTTCGGCAAATCCGTTAAGAATATTTGATCCTGTTTCTCTCGCCCATTCTCCAAACTTTGCAAACTCATCTGTAACAGGTGTAAGTAAGTTTTTCAAATTTTCTATTACAAAGTTAATTGCTTTAAACTCTAAAATAAGAGGCTCAAGTGATATTTGAACTAATGCTCTCAATATAGGAAGAAAAGGTTCAAGAATATCAAATATAGTTTTTATTATAGGTATTATTGACTCTAATATAGGCATCATATCGATAAGTAGATCTAATACTAATGACAATACCGGTTCTATTGCATCAAGTAATTCTGATGCCACATCAGATAATTTGTTTTGTAATTCTGTATATTTATCAGAATCTGCTTTCCCTGCAAGACCTATTATGTCCCCTATTGCGGCTATGTCTGACTGTATATCAGTAAAATCGCTAGCAACTGCCTTTGTTATGTCCGATGCTGTAGTTATAAAACTACTTAATAAAGTTGCTCCGTCTCCACCAATGGATGATACAATAGATTTGCTGTACCCAAGAATAGTAGTGACTTTATCTGAAGCAACTTGCATAGAATCTTTTGAATATTTTTTATCAATATCTAATAACGTCTGACTTAACTCAGTTTCATTTGTTATTAAATTTTTTGCTTTAGCAACATCAGCCGCATATTGTAAATCTAACTGAGTCTGTTTGTCAGTGGTTGATTGTTTAGACCATTTCAATTCAAATGCTTGTCTTTCCTCTGCTTTTTTTTCAAGAGCCGAAGAATAATCAGTATTAAGTTTTTCGCGTGCCGTTAATTGCGTTTGCTCATAAGTTGTAATTTTATCATTATATTGCTGGTTTATATTTGCTATACTTTCTGCATCAGCTTTTTTTGCGGCAGCTTCCGCTAAAGCCACTGTTCGTTGAGATTCTATCATCGCAGTATATGCATCTAATTCTTTATCATCATAATCTTTTGCTATAGATACAACATCTGCGGCTGACAGTTCTTTTTTCTTTGCATTTGCAATAGCTGCGGATTCTTCTTTATCGAGAGAATCTATATATGATTGCAATGCTTTTGCGTTTTGAATTTCTTCATATTTTACTGTAGATGCTTTTTTTGCAGTTTTTTTATCTTCAGCTTTATTATTATTATCAGCCGAATCATCCTGTCCTTCTATGTCAGCGTCATTTGCGTCTTTTCTTTTAGCTTTTTCATCTGCTATTGCTTTAAGTGCCTTATCAAGTCTATCTTTTGCCGAAGTCGTTGCCTGTTTTGCTGTTTCTATCGCTTGTGCACTATCATCTTTTGATGCTTGTATAGATTTGTCGATGCTTTCCTTAAACCCATCTACGCCTTTAGCAGCCGCCTTAAAATTATCACCAACGCCGGGTATTTTAGAGGCGACATTTAATAGATTGGAAATAGAACCTAGGACAGTATCGATATACACTTGAGCAAACGAAAGCATCGCGGTTTTTATTGTGTTAAATGCTATTATAAATACACTTGATAATTTGCTTGCCACCACTTCAACTTCGTATGCGACATAAGCAAAAACAGTTTTGAATGTATCAGAAACTAAATCCCAATTCTTAATAATTAAAACAGCTGCTACTGCCATCCCCGCCGCAACAACCCCGATGGGATTTGCATCAAGAACTGCATTTAACACCCCTTGAGCTATAGCGGCTAATTTTGTTGCCGCTGTGTATCCTACCGATGCAATCGTTGCCGCATTAGTTACAATAACATATGCTCCCACAGCCGCCGCAATTGTACCTATAACAAGAGCAATGGTTGAAAGTGTTTCTTTAAGATTATTCCCTGTGGTTGCCCATTTAGCAAAACCGTTATATATCTCGGTCATATTATCACGCAAAGGTTTCATTGATTCTTCTACTAATTTACCAATAGCAGATTTTACTTCACCCCATGCGTTTGTGTTATTTTTTATGGAAACTTCACTTGAATTATCAAGAGCGTCTCCCATGTCTCCATACTTTTCTATAAGAATATCAACCGCTCCGCCGTTTTCTAATTCTGCCGTTGATAAATCAGCTAGTGCCGGTGTTGTTTTAGCAAGCTTTCCAGTAGTACCAGAAAATGTTTGATTGATTTGATTTAATGCAGTGTCAAGATCAACCCCTGTAGCCACGGCAAGCCCTTTAGCCGCCGTAATCATCTTGTTTATTTCAGGCTCTGTTCTACCTGTAGCTGCAAGCATTGCGATTTGACTTTGAGCCGCACTGTTTGCTTCCCCAGTTGAAGACGCAAGAGCTTCGGCTAATGTGTTTAACCTTTCTGCGGCTCCCTCAGTCATTACAGAACTTGCTTCAATGGCCGCCGTAAACTTTAGTTGGGCAGTTTCATCTTCTGCAAACTCATCTGATAGTTCGCCCATTTTTGTAATAACATTTTTTATACCATCAACGATTAATTTACATGCGGCTACTGGACCCTGCATAATATCACGTAAATCTGCGAACTTATCTTTTAATGATTCTGATTTTTCTCCTGTTGTATCTTCCGATTTACCTAGAGTATCATATGCGTCTTTAAGGTCTTTTATCTGTTGACTTTCAGGTGCAATTCCTTCATCGATTAATTTATTAATTGCGTCTTTTAATGTTTTTTGCTTCTCGGATATCGTGTCTGTTGAGTCGCCCCATACCTTGGCCTTTCCGTCTATTGCCTGAAACTGATTGGCAATATCAGCAAACGATGCTTTAGTAGAATCACTCATCGAGTCAAATGATTTACTGATATCGCCTAATCCGGTTATTACATTTTCAACAACTTTCGAAAAATCGGAATCATCGGCGCCTATCGTCGCGTTTATGCTGTAGTCACTCATGCCGATATCCTCCGTTAAAAGTTCATATCGCTTTCTGAAACAGGAAAATCTATCCCGGGTATTCCTTTCCTATCGTCGTTTTCTTCTACCTTCCCGCCCTGATTCAAACATCCAGCGATTCTCATGTTTCCAATATCTATGCGTTTCTTTTCATCCAACATCGCTATTAATTTTCTCGGGGTAATGTTCCAAAACCATTCTTCGCTTTTGCCGAGTTCAGTTTGTGCCGCCGTGAAAAGATATTTCCACGGCCAACCTTTGTTTACTCGGCTTTCTGAGGGGTTCCACTTGCGCCCGATTTCTTTTTAGCAATAGGTAAAGTCCCGGACAGTGCTGACATAAAGGCCGTGATAAAGTCATCCTTCAGTTCCCTGATATTCTTTTCATCAATAGCGGCCTGTATTTCTTCAACGCTTATACTTGATTCATCAACTCTGCCAAGAGCAAAAAGAGTCGCCAACTTGTCGGTAAAAAAGCTAATAGGATCATCGGTCAAAGATTTTTGTATTCCTTCGATCCCGCCATATTCAAGTTTTATTTTCTTCCATGCTTTCATGGGATAATTCAATTTTACTGGTTTCCCGCCAATTATAATTTCATTGTACTGATCTGAAATGTCATTCAATTCCTGTGTTTCTGCGTCCATTTGTTTGCTCCTATGGATTGTGAAAAGATGCCCGGCTCGTTTTTAGTGAGCCGGGGTTGTTATAGTAGACCTGCTATTACGCCGGGGTTACGTCCTGAGCTTTCGGAGTTGCGAGCACTCCATTGGAGTCGGTTACCTTGACAACTACAACGCTGTACGAAACGTTCGCGATGTTTGCGTTCGCAATCGTAATAGTTGGCGCGATTCCTGCAACGCTTGCCGTGTACGTATACGTTCCTGCAAGGATAAGACCTGTGGAATTAACAATAACAACAATCTGCGTATTGTCCACAGGTGCAACAAGCGAGAATGTTTCTGAAGATCCTTTGGCAAACGGAATTGTGATCGTGTGAGCCGATGCACTCCCGGTAGCAGATCCAACCGTAACGGCAGAAGTTGAAACCCCGGAGCTGAATACTGGCGCGTTGAACCATGCGGCTTCGGTTACGCTTGTGAGGTCGTAATCGTTACGCGCATCAGTATCAATCACGTTGTTGGCACCGTTAAGAGCGACAAACTGCGCGGTCAAGGTTACGTGTTTCGGGCTGAGAGATTCTTTCTTTGTTTCCGGCTCTACTGAAGGGATCGTAAACTTCCCTTTCAAAAGCCACACGTAACGATACGTACCGCCAACTTTTTCGCCGCCAATCCATACTCGAAAACCAACGGCATAATATGCTGCTTGGTCAAGTGGACGACCTTCAGTAATACCGTTTGCCCGAGTATGACCGAGCATTGCCGCAAGAAGAGCTGGATCGTAATCAACAAACTCAAAAGACCCTTCGGTATTTCCTCTTGAGTTTCCAACCCAAAACTGTCTGTTGTCTGCCCAATCAGTTACTACTTCTCCGTTTTTGCTTATCGATGCAGTAACGACCCCTGGCATCGCAACGGGCGTATCATATGTCGGCGTTGACCCAGCAACATCGGTTAAAAGTTTGGCTACATAAAACTTATCCAAACCTATCATAGGCGCAATTGTTCCGCTCATAATATCCTCCTATCTATAAAACATCGCTAGGGAATAATCCCCGGCTAAATCTCATAACGCGATGACGAACTCCCTCGGTTGGTTCATACACCTCGCCATTAGTCCCACAGGTAAAAAACAAATCTCCAAAAACACGAGCAAGTTCTATAGCAAAATCAGCTGTAGTTTTCCCGCTATCTATTTTAATAAAAATATCGACACGTAGTCTAACTACAGATCCCATAGGCTTATTGTCTCGGAACTCGAAATCTTTCTGGTCCTCATCTTGATAAATAACCAAGGGGAAAGTCGAAACAATTTCAGGCCATGCGTCAATAATATTATCAGTACTTCCAGCAAGTGCAATCAACGCGGTGTCAGTCGAAAGTGTTTTATAATAAAAAGGCTTTACAGATATCATTAATCGACCTCGATCTGTATTGCTTGCGTTCCGAGCGTTCTGAAAAACATTGCCTTTATCGATTCCCTTGCTTTATCAAGCGACGGCAAGAGCCACGGGCGCGGTGCCATCTTTGTCGTTCCATCCTCAAGCCACATCGGATACGGCGGGTTCGTTATCACGCTTCCTACTCTCCCGGTAACCATCCCATTATTTTCTGATATATCATGTGTTATACTTCCAAGAAATCCTTGCGATCCAGATTGAGGAAAAGGAGCAGAACCCGGAACTGATCTTTTAACGTCATAATTTTTAACGTGATTGCCAGTAACCGGATTATCATATTCCCACTCGGCATGTGAATCATGTATGGCAAGTTTTATATTCTTTTCAACCATATTGCACGCATTCGCAACCGCTACCGTTTTATTATCTTTTACCAACAAGGCACGTTCACGGAACTTTTTTTGAGCTTCATTTATTTGTCGCTTAAAATCCGCTTTCGCTTCCGCGCTAGTCATGCCATACTCCAAAGTCGTCCCATGTAAAATTATCGTCCCATACGTGAGTCGATCCGGTTGAAGACAATACCCACTCGCTTTCTCCCTGTATGGGAATAACAATAGCCTCGCCATGATTAGGCCAGCGGTTCGTTCCTTTAACTTCATAATAACATCCCGGTTCTCCGGGAAAATTACTCTGTACAAAAATCCTGTTAGCAAGTTGCATATATGTAGAGCGAGTAAAAAATATTTTCTTCGCGTCTGAAATCCTATTTGATAATCCCC